CCGGTCACGGCGGCGATGGGACCGGACAGGCCGGACAATTGACCCGCGAAGCCATTGAAATCGATTTTGCTGATCTTGTCGGCGACCAAACCGAACACTTTCTCAAGCGGCGGTCCGATCTTCTCAGCCAGCTGAGCAATCTTGTCAAACAGCGCGGTGATGAGCGGTTCGACGGCCTGCACCATCTTGATGACCGCGCCGCCGACACCGCCGAAAGCAACGATGAGATCATTGCCGATCGAAGTCTTCAGTCCGGCTATCTCATGCTGGAGAATGGTCATCTTGCCCTGCGGGGTCTGCGCCAAGGCCTTGTTGATGCCACCGAAGTTGGCTTCCAAGACCTGCGCGGCCATGGCTGCCTTTTCGGACGCGCTGCCCTCCTGCAGGACTTTTTTCTGCGCGTCCGTCATGGTCACGCCATATTCCGACAGTGCCGTGGCGCTGCCGGTCATGACCTTGCCGAGCAGATTCGCTATCTGCACGCCATCCTGCGCCGTCGCGTTATAACCCTTGTTGTTGGCGATCATGTCCGCCAAAGCGGGCGTCAGCGTCTTGACCTGATCGGCCGTCAGCGCGAAAGTGCCGAGCTGTGCCTGAGCGGCCTTCAAGGTGCCGCCGGATATGACGCCGGTCTGTCCAAGCGTCTTGTTCAGGCTGAGCAGTGACTTCTGCTCCTCGTCCGTCCAATTGTTGTTTTTGGCGACCTGCTGGAATTTCGCGGTCACCTCTCCGGCCTTGAGCGCCGCAGCGACGGACTGCTTACCGAAGTTGACGAGGTATGCGGCCGCTGCGGTGGCCGCGCCGGACACGACGGTGGCCATGCCCTTCGCCGCGTTGCCGATACCCGACACGGCCTTCGACGCGAAACCGGACGCCTTGCCCAACCCCGAATGCAAGGCGCTGCCGGCTTTCGTCGCCGCATTACGCGCACCCTCCGGCAGAGCATTCCACGCAGCCGAGAATTTGCTTTTGATGTTGGACGTGACCTCGCCAGCCGTCGAGCTGATCTTCCGCATCGCGGAATTCACTCCGGGAATCGTGCCTGCGACCTGCCGTCCCACCGAAACGAATCCCGACGCCATGCGGGAGAAAACGTTCCGGGACTTGTCCGCTTCGGACGCCAACTGCGTCTCAAGGTCCTTAAGCCGTCCCTTGGCGGTCTTGAGGTTATCGGTCGCCGCCTTGAGATTGTCAGCCGCCGCCTTCTGTCGAATCTGCGCCTGCTCCAATTTGATGGCCGCAGCCTGCGCCTGTGTGCTGTCCGCACCATATTTTTGCGTGGCCGCGTTCAGCTTCTCCTGAGCTGCCTGCACCTGCACGGACGCGGCCTTGAATTTCAGCAGCGCGTCAGTATTCTTCTGCGATGCTTGGGCCACGTCCTTCTTAAAGGACTTCAAAGCATCGGAATTCAACTCGGCGGCACCACTATTGAACCCGTTCTTGAAGGCGCTGCCGATCTGCTTGCCCTGCTGCGCCCCGTTAAACCCTTTGGAAAAGGCGTTTTTCAGGTCGGAGACTGCCTTGCCGGTTTCTTTCGCCACGTTCTGACGAAATCCCCGCATTTGCGGGAAAATGCTCACATGCGCGGAACCCAGCTCGCTACCGCCAGCCATGACAGCCTCCTCTATTCACTTGTCTTTTTGAAGCCGAAGATGCTGCTCATCGACTCCAAAGCCGCACGACGCTCCTCATCGGTCACTTCGACGTGCTTTTCCCCAGCTTTTTCGGGCGCGAGGTCACCAAGAATCGACGTGCCACCGGCCTGAATCGCGGTGATGATAGCCGTCGCATCCATCGGCAGCACCATATGCACGGCAGACATGCCGCAATACGTCGATGGATCCGCCGAAAGGCTCTCCCACAAGGCGATCGCGTCCGCATAGCGGAGTCTGCCGCCCAAGTCGGCCTGCAGACTCCATCCACGCGCCGCGAAATCAGCCCTTATTCGGTTGCCGTCCTCTCCTCGGAGGAGCTGGCAGAAGCCGACGATTTTCCCAAATCAGCACCCTGCACCTTGGCAATGATTTCGCCATAAGCGCTGAGGATGTTCATCGGCACCATGACCGGCTCCTTCGCCAGCTCCTTGGACGCCTCCTCACCGGCGAAAGCAGTCAGCATGTCCTTCAATGTCTGGATCTGCTCGACATCCGACTTAATGTCGGACAGCTTCACGAAATCATCAATCGACAGCGCGAGAGGCAGCTTGTAAATGTGGCCATGCGGTGCCAAAAACCATACGCTGCCGTCCTTGATGAGATGCTTCACGTCCATCTGCGCGGCGACAGCCTCAAGCGCCTTGTCCTCATCCTCCTGAGTCCATGCGGCGAAGTCGGCGGCGGAGGGCATCACATTCTTGGTCATTTCTTCCTTCTTTCAAACGACTGTAAAAATTCCTTTACGTTCATGGATGAAGAGGAAGAATCCCAGCACATGCGAAGAAAGGAAGAAAGAAACACATGCTAGGAAGAATCAATGTCAGTCGATGACCGGCTGAGACTCGGAATCATCAGCCTGATGACCGGTGGTATGAGAACCGGACGAAACAGTCGGAGTCACGAAGGACTCCAAATACTTGCTGTTGCCGGAATCGCAGACGTCATCCTGAATCCATTCGATGGTCCAAGCGTCACCGGTGTTCTTGCCGGCAGTCTCCTGCCCCAGCTCGTTGCCGGTCATATTCACGACACCCAGACGGCGGCGGTGCGTGCCGTTCTTAAAAACGGTCTCCTTGTAGCAGAACCACTTGCCATCCTGAATCACATCGGTCACGTGATAGACGCCATTGGTGTCCGGCGTTCCGATGGTCATCTGGCGCGTGATGCTGTTATCCTCGGCCACCGTGAACTGTTCTGTCAGCGAAGCCTTGCCGTTGACGCTGTAGCCGGGCTGGTGGAACTTGATCGCATCGTCGGCGTCGCGGCCGAGCTGCGGTGCGCCGTCCTCGGTGATAAGGCCGACGAAACCGCCGTTGCCGAAAATCTTGTCCAAGCCGGTCTTCACGTCGGCCACGGTCGGCGCGATGAGATCGGCGGTCAGCTTCTTGGTCGCGTCATAGGGTGCGAAACGGTATGCGCTTGTAACCACGATCTTCGCGGCGCTAAGGTCATTGCCCGATGAATCAGCTGCCATTTTTTGTCCTTTCAAACAAAAAGGCGCTGAAACACAACGTTTCAACGCCTTAAAAATCATTGAATTATTGGAATTCCCCAATAGTGGAGAATTCGAGAGCCAGATAGCATCTGGCGATATTCGCGTCCTCGGCCACGAAATACGGACCATTGCACCCGTCCTCTTCGATTGCCGCGATCGGAGAACCATCAAGCGAGCAAATCGCCGGGTCGGTGAGCAAACCGTAGATCCGCGCCGCCAAGTCACGACAGGATTTCGGAGCGGCACGAGCCCCGTAGCGCACGGTCACGCCGACGCTCCGGTCGAAGAGCACGCGATTCGACTGCGAACCGCCATCATCACGCACCACGACGAGCGGCCGTGAGCCGTCGTAATCGTCCGGCTCACGATTCGAAACGATGATCGTCGGAAAAGACGGCTTAAGCCTGGCACGTAGAAAAGAGCAGATCCACAATTCGATATCCGGTGGCAGGACCATGGTCATGACTTGCCAGCCTTCAACGCCTTGCGGAGATTGCCCGTCTTCGATTCCACGAGCAGGGTCTTCGGGTCGGTGCCGACCACCATGCATGTGGTTCGATGCGCGTGCTTGACCTCTTCGATTTGGAGGCCGTCACGATACGCGCCCGTTTCGCCCACCGGAGCATGCGCTTTCGCATATTCGAGCGTCTTTTCGGCGGCACGACGGGTCATGGCCTTGACGCCAGCCGAATTCAGCAATTCGTCAAAATATTTGTCGTTGAATTTGATCATCACACCCATCACGTCACCCCCTGTATTCGGATAGTGGAATCTCGACCGTCGGCTGCCACGATGTGAAAGCGTTCGCATCACGCGACGGATAGCCGGACACCTCCCAGCATCTGCCGTCATCCGGCATGGCCCTGATGCGGTCGCCGGGCATGATATCGAGTGAAGGGTCGGTCGAGGTGAGGTAGGCCGTGCTGGTGGTCTCCTCACGCAAAGCGTCAGGAGTCCTCATGCTGCTGGAGCTGGAAAGAGCACCAGCGAATTCCAGCACATCAGGATGGTTCCAATCCTCGCCGGTCTGCTCGCCGGAATACGGGTCATCGACCTTCCTCGCACGCAGTCGCTGCCACTTGGTCGCGCCCGGCATACGCCAGCCGCCACCGGCATGTAGATCGTCAAGCAGGCTCATGGCAAGCCTCCAAGCCGGTAGGGTTTGAGCTTGTCCTTCTCCTCCTGCATGAGCGACACCACGTCGAAACTCGCGCTGCTGCCGTTTGTGGCCTGCGAGGTGACGAGCCCGACCGGACTCATGCCGGCACGCTTAGCGGCATTGATGAGCACCTGCTGCACGTCCGGCGCGTCATCGTATCCGGCATGGATCGAATAATGGATGGCCGCAACGCCGACCGGGAAACCACCGGACAAGGATTCAACCAAACCCGTCTCCGGGTCATAGGCGTAGGCCAGCTTGTTGCCGTCCCTGTCGGTCAATGATTCGATGCTCGTCACATGACGGGCCGGCAGTCGAATCACCGTGCCGCCGCGAGTGTTCAGCACTCCCGTCAATGCCACGTTCGGCATGACATGCCAACCGCATTCGCGGCGGATGGCCGACTGCGCGGCCCTGAGCCGAAACTGCGCGTCATCCTCGAAAGCCGAAGGGTCGGCAATCATGTCGGGAACCACATTCGCGTCAATCATGCCGACCCCCAGACTCACTTGACCTTGGCCGCGGCCTTGCCGAGCGTCACCTTGACGAAAGCCTTCGGATACTTCACCTGCAGGGCGAGACGCTCCTTCACGCGGAACGTGATCTTGTCGTTGGTGAAGTCGTTTTCGTGGCTGTTGGTGGATTCGACGGTCAGACCGCCCTTGCGGTAGATGGTTGCGCCGGCCTTGAACGCGCCGACGAGCACGGTGCCCTTGGTCATCGCCTCGGTCACGACGGTGCGCAGACCCCACAGCGGCGGGTTCTGCATGATGCCGCCATTGCCGTACTGTCCGGCGAAGAAACCACCGCCGAAGTACTGGCCGTTCGCATCCTTGGACAGGCGGATGGCCTGATAGTCCGCAGGGTTGATGACCACCGCATCGGCGGAGAAGCCTGTCGCGGTG